GGATAAGAGCCATTGGCTCGTCACCGGAAACTCTAGCGTTTACGAAAACCAAGTCCATTGCGGCTAGAAGGTCGCCTTCCTCATCTGCTCCGCTTGCACCGAAGTTTGCGGTAGCGGCCTGAGTCTGTCCTGCTCCTGCGTGTAGTGCAGATAGGATAGTAGCGTCAATCTTGTCAGCCCTTGCTCTCACAATTCCCAACTGTTGCCTGTCAATGTTCTCCCATGACTCTCCACGTAGCCTGACTGAATCTAGGAAAGTAACTCTTCCCTGACCCTTTTCTAGTTTGGTGGAGTAGTTAGCCGTACCAATCTTGGTTGGGTCAACTACTGCGTTGTCATCTAGTGGGAAGGAGAAACTTCCGTTAACTCCTGTGTACCACTTGAAGTCCATCCATGAAACTGAACGTACTCCAACAACCTGTGTTCCTACTGCGATAGTAGTGGATTGTAGTTGGATGAAGTCACGGAGCGTTTGCTCGATAACTGCATCGCCTGTGCTGAATGGCCCTGCGGCCGCTTCAACCTGTAAGATTTCTTCTAGTGACTTACTCATGCTACCACCGCCGAGTTTGTGTTTATAGCAACTAACGTTCCTGCACCACTTCCACCAATTGCCTCACCTGCACCGACATAAACGCCGATTGCTTTCTGTGAGGAAGAAGTCTTGTCGCACATACCTGCCGCACCTGCGTAAACTAAATCTCCTAGAGCGTAGGTCACACTTGCCTCAGACTGAATCATTAGGACTCCGCCCATTGGGTAGTATGATACTGTTGCTCCTGCCGCAGTATCTAATGCTCCACCTGCCGCTCTTGAGGATTCTCCTACTGATACTCCTAGAGCGATGTGGTCTGAACCTGCGTCTGTCGTTTCCATCAATGATGCACCCGTTAACTTAAGCAGTAGTCCTGCTCCTGCCACCGTTTGCCCTGTCACTAGCGTTGCGTTTCTTGGGTCTGCCCCTTCTCCATATGCCATCTTAAATCATCTCCTTTATTTCATCGTATGTTCTTGCTCTCATGTTACTTTCGTTGCGAGCAAGAGTACCATTCCAAGCCTTTGCCCATGCGTTATAACATCGAGAATAAGTGTCCTCATCGGACTCAACCATGCTTCCGTTTAGGTAGTTAGCCACAACAGGCTTTGCCTCTTCGGATGCGATTACAGGAGCGTTAGCGATTGGTTCAGAAGTAACCTCTTCCATAACTACGGGGGTTGGCTCAGGATGAGCAGTTTCCCACGAAGCAATGAGAGTTTCTAGAGTGTCGCTTCTTAGGTCATCGTGACCGGACATACCCAATTCGGTTGCCTTGTTCACTAGAACCATGCGAGCCTCTTCTACTCTTGCTTCTTCTGCGGCCACATATTCTGCTACTCTCGACTCAGCGAGAACAAGCGAAGCCGTCAACTCTTCTATCTTATCGTTAATCTCAGGTGTTTCTACTGTTTCTTCACTCATAGTATCTAAATCTCCTGTTGGTTGAGTATCGTCAGGTGTGGAATGACTTATCAAGGTTGCTTCTATTTTCCTTTCGTCTTTTATTCTCTTCACACTTTCTATATTTGCTTGAGGGTAGGCAGGGCGGTACACAATCGCCAAATGGTCGAATGTAAAGTCCTCTCCAAACACAATGCCATCATCATCGGCTTTGACCGGTACGCCCGACCCGCCTATGCTCACACCGTAGTCTTCTTTGAGAGTGTAAAGTCCTGACTCTAGAACGTCAAACAATTCCGGCCTAGTCACGTGCGCTATATATCTTACCTCATAACCACCGTTTGTCTTAGGTAGATAAGTTGCACTCTTGATGTAACCGACATTGGATTTGTCTAGTCCTTCTGTCGCTCTTCCAAAACCCGGCCCTAGAGGGTTCGGGTCAGGATGATTTAGAGTTAGGTCTGCCCCTTGCATCTGCATAGCAGTAGTTTTTGCACCCTCGTTAGTCAAAGACCAACTGTTCTTGTTGAACCCATCGTGGAATGCAACTCCCTTTATCTCTATAATAGTCTGTCCTGTGGATGCTTCTATCATTGCGGTAGTTTCATTTACTTGTAGGTCAATAGTAACTGCAACTTTCTTGCACTCACCATCTACCATTTCTTCTCCGTAGCCACATTCGGAAGCATACTCATCTTTCTTTTTGTAGCCTTCTACATCAAACTTATGGCCTTCGTGTGCTTTCATGCACTCTTCTTTACTGTTACCCATAGCCTGACACCTTGACATAAATGCTTCGTGACTTTCATCTTCTTTTGGTGTAGGTAGTGCCGCTTCTGCTTTCATGCACTTGCCCATCTCAGCGCACTTTGCTTGAGTAGTGCAACTTGAGCATACTTTGTAATGTTCTGCTTCGGCTTTTTCTTTCTTGATAGGTACGCAGTTAGGTACTTTACGACCATTCTTCATTTTCATGCCGTACTGCTCGTAGCCTGATGTGCATGGGTCATCTGCTCTTTTTGCTTCTACATCAGAACCACATACACACTCACCTTCACATTCGCAAGCATCTTCACAACCGCAACCACATGGAATATCTGCCTCTACTTTCTTTCCACCACGCCATTGTCTGCAAGACCAATAGCGAGCCTTCCATTTTGGGCCGGGCGAATCGCAGTTGTGTCGTGAACGGAATGATTTTCTCCTAGCAGGGTCATCTCTTTTGATTTCCATGTTAGGGTCGCCAAAGCGTACTATTACTACTGTTCCTTTTTCATTCTTAGTATATACACCAAACTTTTTGTTAGCACCCTTTGTCCTAAATGGTTTATTGAGTGTAACGCTACGGCCTTGATATTCTGCGGCAATAGCATTTTGGTTATCATCTACTGTGTGTTCGTTCCAATTTTCGTAGGCGACTGCCTCTCCACCACAACCGCATCCGCACGACATGATAGAGTTGAAATCTCAAGCGTCTTATGAAAGTTGGTCTAATAACCCCGCATCTAACAATTCCTGAATCACTTGTTTTAGTTTCTGATACTGTTCTAGATTACACATACGGTCTGTGTATAAGTCACCTACTTCATACTCATCGTATGTATCAGGCCCAACATATAATGCGAAACCGGATTTGTCACCTGAGTCATTTAAGGTAACATACAATTGAAAAGTACCTTCACTATGGTCTTTTGCTACTACTTCTCCTGTTATATCTCTACAAGTAAAACCTATATCTTCTTTGCTATCAAAACCAAAAGAGCCGCCACCCCCCGCTAACACTAAAACCATCATTAATACGCACATATAAGCGAATAGTTGCTCTCGGTCAAAAAACATCACTATGTCTACTATGCGAGTGATGTATCATCATTTCTTTTTGCCGGATGCTTCTTTCTTAACATCGCTGATAGAAACACCTGACCGCTCTTCCATTTTGAAGTTGTGAGTCTGTGCTAGTTGTGCCATAGTATTCTGATGCTCAAGGTTAACCATTTCTACTTTGTAAGTGTGGTCACGTTGAGCGGCAGATGCTATTAGGTCTGCATCTATACGTGCAGGTATAGCGGCCATTTCAGCCTGACCCTCAGTTTTCCATGCGTCAAGAACGGCAGTTAGGAAAAGTAGAGCAGGGCCACCAATAATTGCAATAAGTGATACGAAGAAATCAAGGTTTGCCTGAACCAAGCCTTCTGTATCGTTAACACCCTTGTATATGACGTAACAAGCAAAAACAAGCCAAGATATAATTAGAGGAATGCCTACTGCCGCCATCATGTTGTCGTAAAACGACCTTATTTTTCTGCTAGGGTAGACTTCTGCCCTTTTATCCTGACGTAGCCTCATGGCTCAAAGTAGAACGTGTGTGTTTTATCAATCTTCTTCTGTTGGGGCTACATCTGTTGCGCCCGGCTGAGTGTTTTCGTCAGGAACGTCACCTAAGTCTGTGTTACCGTTTTCTTTAGGTTGTAGATTAGGTGGGCTAATGTCTTTTCTCTCATTTCCATCAGGCGTTTCCGGCAGATTGAGCATATCTAGAGATTGGTTTAATGTCAGTAGACCTGCATCATAACCCATAGTAGCCCTTTGCATGACGTTTAGTGGGGTTTCGCTATCCATAGCATCGAACCTGATAGTAGGTAGGTCTATTCTCTTGTGGGGAATACCTAATAGGTCTAGGTGTAGTGAAAACAACTGCATACAAGTCTGCTCTAGAATCTTGTGCATACGGCTGATAGCCTGAACCGCCCAAAGGTTAGCATTGAAGGTTGCGGCGAATGTACTACCCCTCTCCTGTCCTGCGGCCACTCTAGGCACTTGTAGTACGGCCGCTATATCTGCGTTTATAGCGTCAAGGAAGCCGCCGCTCTCAGGTAGTGAGTTTTCTAGGTCTACATGATGTAACTCTACATAATGCGGAAGTACCGGTATTTGGTCGCCACGTAGACCTTCAAAGAGGGAAATGACCTCATCCATAATGTGTGTGAGCCTTTCGTTCTGCTCGGCGGGGTCTTGTATGTGTTCTATTGCTTCTTTGTTGATAGTAATGTACTGCTTTGTCATACTGTCCTCTAGCGATAATCTATTGTTAAGGGAATTGTATTTCATTCGTATTGCTTGCTTTAGTGCTGAAAACCTTGACGCACCCCATATACCGTAGGTCTTTCTGCCCCTGTTGTCTACGAACCAATTGCTTCGGTAGTCAATCTTGATGTGCATTATCTCAGAAGCAGGTATTTCTTTGGCGTTTAGTTTCATCTCACGTAGCAGGTACTTTTCTGCCTTAGTGATAGGACTGTCCTCAGTAGCGTCAAATACTGAATCTATACCGCCTCTTGAGTCTACAATCGTAATTTGCTTGATTGGTAGGTTCTGCAAGTCTGTTATACCATCTCCCTCTCTACCTACAATCTTGTTAATATCATTGCCGTACACCATCATATTACGCATAGAGTTAATCATAATGTCATCAAAGTCTAGCCTCTCTTCTACTAACTCACGTATAGCGTCACGTATAGCGGCATTTCTACCACGCTCAAACTGTATCTCATAATTGTTAGCCGTTAGGCTTACTGCTCTTACTGCCCCGTTCAACTCAGGGTCTAGTTTTAACATCAAGTCATACATATCAAACTCATTGTCATAATTACTGTCTTTCTGCAATCTTTCTGTATCACGCATAAGGTCGGGAATACCTGCGGCAACTCTCAAACTCTTGTTAGAAGGTACTCTACCACTACTTACTATTTTTCTTGGTGGTTGGCTATCCTTCCAAAACTGATACCATGCTCTACGCTCACTCATACCTATGGCTAGTAAGCGGTGGTTTATCAATTTTTGCTCTTTTTTCTAATTATTTTTATTTTTTACGGCTTTTTCAGAAAAAATAAATCGTTGTACTGCTCCGCAATTCCGTAATTATTTTATTTATTCTAAGACATAGACTAAAAGAAATAGTAACTATTTAGTAAGTTATCTTTTAGAATGGATTATGCCGATTTTTCTAAGACCCCCCTTTGAAGAAATAAAAGAATTAAAAAATAAAGGCGCAGTCTAGCGATTTATTTATTTTTTAGGGTGCTAAATTAACGGAAAGAAGTAACAGTTATAAGCCAACCGTGACTCGTTAGACTCAATGAGCGATGCTCCAACGAAACGCTACTTTCGTGGCGGAAACCAATTGATTGACAAGTATGCGTCAGAAATGCAATTCTCTACTGAACGTGAGTTTGCTCGATTTCTGCATTCAATAGAACCTGATAGAACAGTAGGTGGTTGGCGAAACGCTATACTAAGATGGAAGAAAAAAGGTGGTGTTATGAATTACTCTAAGTATTCAGCATACAACGGCGATAAAGCCAAAGAACCTAGTAGAGTAGGTACGCACTATGACAAGACAACCGATGTGTATTTGTCATACCTACCTTCCCAAGAATCCCTAGTAAACGTAAGCGGTGAAACACATAGGGCTATGCGTCACTCGTATTCTTTTGATGGCGACAATCTAAGCATAGATGAGATGGCTAGAAAATACTCAAAGTCTTCTACTTTCATACGTGAGTACATTTCGGCTTTTAGTTGGACTCATACTATGGATGCGTTTACAGACGAAGAAATACTAGATAAGAGCGTAGATGAGTTAGTAGAAACATCCCTAGCATCAAGACGTAGACAAGTAAGAGAAAAAGCAAACAAAAAAATGTGGAACGACTTAGAGAAAGATGCAAACAGAATGCGTTTGTTAGATGACACACTACTAAATGAGTTTCGTGAGGCACTAAGTAAGCAAAACCTAGCACCTAAGAAAGTAAGTAAGCGAAAAATGAAAGATGCAGAACCATACGCAGTAGTTATATCCCCAACAGACCTTCACTTTGGCGCAGGGTCATGGATTGATGAAACAGGTAGCCATTACGATACAGTAGAAGCAAAGAGCAGACTAATTGACAGGACTAATAACCTAATAACTAGACTTCCTAGTAGACCTGAGAAGATTATACTAGCAACAGGCTCAGATTGGTTTCACATAGACAATGAAGAAGGTTCTACCACCAAAGGCACTATGCAAGACTTATCCACTAGTCCTGCTCAGATATTTATTGATGGTTGCGAGTTAGCAAGAGAACATATTGATATGCTTAGAGCCGTATGTCCGGTAGAAGTAGTATTTATGCGTGGTAATCACGATAGACAAATGGCTTTAGCCCTAATGATGTATTTAAGGGCGACTTACGAAAATGTTAATGATGTAGACGTAATAGTTGACCCTAAACTAAGACAGTATATTACATGGGGTAACAATTTGATAGGCTTTACGCATGGTGACGGTGTTAGGGGTAATGATTTACCACTACTTATGGCATCCGAACAAAGAAAAGGGTGGGGTGATTGCGAACATCACACTTGGTTTCACGGACATCTTCATCATCAGCGTTTACTTGAGAAAGGTGGCACTACTGTTATCCAATTACCAAGTTTGGCCGGTGCTGATAGGTGGCATTACCGAAAGGGTCACGTTTTGGCGAGAGCAGGTATCTCCGCCCACTTACTAGATAAAGAATTAGGTTTAATAGGTAATTTGTTCGCACCCGTATTGAGTGAGTAGAGTATGGCTAAGTTTTCCACCGATTTTGCAATGGCACGTTCCCGTAACGATGTAGAATACTTCTACAAGTGGCTTGGTTACACTTGGGGCGACCACATTGGCGAATGGATGGATATGTATGGCGAGCGAAGTGAAGTATCTGTGCATAGAGTATGCGTTATTGCCCCACGTGACCATAGTAAATCCACTACTTTGAGGGTAAAACTATTACATAGCGCACTTTTTGAGAAATGGCGTAACAAACCGTTCACTTGTTGGTTATTTTCGGCTAGCAAAGACCTTGCAATGCGTAGATTAGAAGAAATTAGAGAAGATATGAAGCGTCATCCCCAACTTAGTAAGTATCTCAATAAGAAAAGGGGTAACAAACTAGAATTACACTTTAACAACGGTGCTTGGATTCGTGCAACGTCTGTTGGGGCGGCTATTCGTGGTGAGCATCCTGCTTGCATCGCCTTCGATGACGTTCTTGATGATATGGGTGATATGGATTGGACTAACATACGACATTGGTTTCGTAAAAAGGTTACTCCTATGCTAAGTCCGGGCACATCCATTTATGTCGTAGGCACACCTATGAGTATGGTAGATTTGTACCATACGGAGATGTTAGCAAACGATACTTGGAAAAGCGGTGTTTGGTCTAGTGTAAAAAATTGGGATGAATACAAATCAGACCCCGAAAACGTTCAACCTATTGAATTATGGCCTGAGTTTAGACCTATCAACTTTCTTTTAGAGCAAAAGAACGCTATGGGTGAGTTAGCATTTATTCAGGAGTATATGTGTAAGGTAATTGATGACGAGGCGGCTTGCTATCCTAGAAATCTTACACGTAAGAACCTAAAGATGGATGCGGTGTTTGAGAATGAAAAGTTGACTACTGATAGGTACTCTATCGGTTTTGACCCCGCACATGGGTTAGGGCAAGACTATTCTGTAATGGTATGTCTTAGACAAGACAAAGAAGGCTACATACACCTAGTCAACATTTGGCGGCGTAATGATTTTCCACCTGACAAGCAAGCAGATATGATGGGTGATTGGAGTAAGCGATATGGTACTCCTGCATTTGCAGTCGAATCCGTAGGTTTCCAACAGTTATACGAAAGCCTACTTGCAAATAAGGGTATAATGGTTGATTACCGTGAAAGCAAAGTAGGCAACAGAACGCTAAAGCAAGGCTTGATGAACAGAATGAGGGTTTGGTTAGAGCGAGAGTTAATTATGATTCCCTATGGTGATGACTTTACTAGAAAAGAAGTTAACATCCTGCTAGAAGAATTAGAAAGCCACGCATGGCGAGATGGTATGATAGTTGATTTAGGTAGACACAATGACTGTGCTATGGCATTTGCACACGCACTAGACCAATTCACATACAAATCCCCTTCCACACCCGTCATTATGAAGACTATGAACAAAGGTGAGTGGTCAGGCGGCTCTACTAAAGGCATTCAAAGAAGTAGAGATAGCCCCGTAGGTGGAAGAATAATTAGAAGAAGGTATAACTGATGAGTAAATTAGATGCTACTAGAAGTAGAATAACAGGTAAGAAGTTTAACAAACAAGACCCTTTGGTTAGGCGACATGGGCCTATGAAGAAAAGGCAAGTGTATAAGTTAGTGATAGAGAAAATCCTGAACGATGCAGAAGATTGGATGACGGCAGAACAGATAGCCTACGAAGGCAAGAAGTACATATCGCCACATTGGAGTCCATTGAGTAAGATTCGTGTCGGTACTATCCTACGGCCTTACGTGGCAGAAAACAAGGTAAGGTCTAGAAAGCCACTTACTACTTCCCCGAAGCAATACAAGGCTAGGAAAAACTTTGATGTGCCGGAGTCCTACCTAGAGCGATGGCATTCAAAACCCCAAAAATAATTTTTGAAAAAAAATATAAAAATTGATTGAGGGGGTAGGCAATACAGGCCATAAGAGCCGGTGTAGTTTTTGCACCGTCGCAGTACAACGTTTTTGAGAGATAGAGCCGTTACAAAAGACTATATCCGACGGCCTCAGTAGCCATATTTATGCGTGAAGCAATAGGAGTTTATGATAATATGACGAATGCCCCTGCGGGAGACATCTTCGATGCCGAAGATGTCAGTAGGGTTGAGAGGGTGACTCTCGGTGAGAGAGTAAATCTCAGGTCAGACCTACCGACCCCAAAGAGAGCCACCACATACGGCAGGAGAGCCGACCTCTCAAATCTTCCAATCGTGAGAGTTGAGTCATTCGACGACATCATCACGGCAGGAAAGAAGGCGATGACCCTAGAGGTTACAAAGTACCGCCGAAGCACTATGAACATCGAGTCTGACGACAAGAGCAGAACAAGCAGGAAAGGCCACCACACAAGCCTTGAATTGACTAGCAAAGAATCAATGCTATGCCCTATCTGTGAGTGTGGTCTAATCCACCCTAAGACATTCACTTGCAACGGCGGCCACCCAACAGAAACACGATGCGGTCAATCCGTAGATATCGAAGCGTATGATATCACAATCGTAACAATGAACGACGTAGCCAACAGGTACGAACCCAAAGCACGAATGCCGGTTTTCGGAATCGAGAACGGTGAATTAGTGTTCAGGGGTAACTCTACCCTAACCCGTCGAGGTGGCTCAGACAAGGCTCAGAATAACGCCGAGAAGTGGCAGACATCCCGCCGAAGGGTCAGGGGCGAAAAGCCATCATGGGGTTCATACAACGTAGAAGGCGGGTCATTCCGCTCCGGTATGATTGGTCTAGAGTGCCACATCAAGGACAAGGTTTTCAGAACCTTTGCAACCATTGCCTTCGATGAGTCAGACACCGACAACATGACCGCTAGGGGAGTTACCATTCAAAGCAGGGGAATAAATCTCTTTGACCGTGAGGTGACTGAGTAAGACGGAACGGCAGGGGGGGCGAAAGCCCCCCTTGACCTACAATATAACAACCGTTACAAAACTAATAGGAGTGAATAAATATGACAGACAAAGAATACACAACCGTTACAAAACTTGAGGATGAAATGTTTCAAATCGTAGGGGCTACCCTACCGGCAAGGAGCAGACCGAGCGGGAATCAAATACCACATAGCAAAGTGAACCCCGTTACAAAACAAAGAGCGAAGAGGATAACCACTCTATCAGCCGAATACATTAACCACGACTTTAGAGGGTCGCCATGCCTAACCGCTACGGCTCATTGGTTCGGCGTTAGAGGTGCTATCCATTGGGTACACTTCACAACCGACTTTATCAGGGCAATGCGAAAGAAGGGGTACATGGTCAGGCAAAGAACATCTATCATCAGGAAATCGGGCTACACCGTATCAGACTTCGTTACAAAAGTTAACGGCGAGATGTCGGCAACCGTTACAAAACAACTATCGCTTAGAGGTCAGATGCCTGACTATCTAGTATTTATCACGATAGACAGGGAAGCAGGAGTTGCACACATCCACGCAACAGACTTCTTCGGAAGCGTTAAAGTTGACACCGCACCTGTCAAGGGTGAGGACAGGCGAGAAGTAACCAACGTGTTCGGGGTGTGGTACTGATGGGATTCAAGAAGCAAGCAAGGCAGAACCGCAAGCCAAAGGCGAAGAAGGCAACCGTTACAAAACAAAACCTACACCTAGAGCAACGGGCTATCAAGGATGTGCTAAACGACATCATCAACTTCAACACCCACGCTAGAGGATTCACAGGAGCAGGGAGTTGCATCTCAGATTCGATGCTCTTCACCATCCTATACAACAAGCGTTACAAAACTACTCTAAAAAGAGCGAAGGCGGTTTGTTGTGATGTGTCCGGCTATGGTAGCACAGGCCGAGAGTTTTCCCTATGGCACAAGGGTCACGATGGAAACGACCCTCAGTACCCTGAGCCTAGAACCAACCCTGCTTACTACTCAACAGGAGCAACAGGGTATGACGGTCACGTGGTCGCACAGACTGAGCATTACATCGTAGACCCGACCATCGGGCAGATTAACCGCAACGACCCCGAAACAGGACACAGATACTTCGATGTCGAGTTGGCTCACGTGTTCCCAATCGAGGAATGCGTACCGTTACAAAACTACCCTGATTGGCTAGGCGAAAAACTCACCGCAGTCAGAACGATAGAAAATTATCCACGCCAACAACTAGAGGCAGGTCAGGACATGGCAGACGCACCGGTGTTAGAATCTTTCAAGGACACTCGCCCTATGATGCACAATGAGGCAGTCAACCAAGACCAACTCTACATCTATCAATTCAAATCGAAGCAGGTTGTACCACACCTAGACGGTACTAACCAACCACTAATAACGACGATAGCATGGGCATTGAGGCCGGACATAGACTTTCACACAGAAGTCAACGTGCTTCGCAAGTGGTTTACGGATAACTACTCTAACGACATCAAGTACAACGCAAAAATGATTCAACAATTGAAAAAGCAGGGGGTGATATGATGAAGCGAACAATGTGGGGCGAAATAGTATTTCGGTTTTACTCATGGTACATTGACCGATTTGGTACAGTAATAGTCGAATACACATACGACAAGGAGTGATACAAAAGTGATAAGCGAAAATGAATGGAATGAAATAAATGAAGCCATTGCAGTTGACGGGAACGGTAAGCCGACAGGCCTACACTACGCCCCCGAAATGCGATGTGAGCATTGTGGCAAAATGGTAAGCCGTAACAATATGTATTGGGTGCGAGTCCGTACATACAACGGTGGAGCATCCGAGAAGTGGTGCGGTAACTGCTACAATAACTGAAAGCCAAAGTCCTCGCCCGCCGCAAGGCGGGTGGGGCAAACCCCTAATTTTTACAATATATCTGCCGTTACAAAACATTTTGTTACGTTTTATTTATTGCACAACCGTTACAAAAGAAATCGTTACAAAAGAAATCGTTACAAAAGAAAAAGAGAGAGAGAGGGGCGAGAGAAAAAACTCCCGCCCCGTTACAAAACTTACTGCTTAGTAACCGACAAGCAATATGAGGTCACGCACTCAACGTCGTAGCCGAGCCTGTTACAAAACTGTGTAAAAGGCCACTCCCAACCGTGACCCATGTACTCAGCGTCACCGTTTGGTGAAAGGAAGTCGTACAGGAGTCCACCGTCGAAAACTAGGAACAATTCGCCGTGAGCATCACGTGATTGGATAGGTCGGTCGCCGCCACCGAAGGCATACGAAAAATCGTTACAAAACAAACTGCAACCGGAGTGCCAATCTCCGTCGGCAAGTAGCCCGCCGTGAGCCTTCTCGTTGAGGAAGGAACGGATTTTGCGGGCAACGGTTTTCGTGCCTCGCTTCAGGTGGTCGGTGGCAAAGTCAGGGTGGTATCGTGCATCTGATTCCATGTTTCTATCCAACGACTTCTCCTTTATGAACCTGCCTCTCCTGTTACAAAACATTTTGTTACATACAATATGTTGTAATTATACTACCGTTACAAAACTATCGTTACAAAAGAGAAAGCCGTTACAAAAGAAAAGAAGAGAGATACTGCCGTTACAAAACTCATGCTTCATCTTCCGGTGGTGGTGGAGCGTTACAAAAGATTTGTAGAACATTAGCGTCAGGCTCACCCGTTACAAAACATGGGAAGTAAAGTGTTACAAAAGTTTCACTCACCATAGGGTTTTACCCCCTTCGGTGCAAGCACCGCAAACACCATTTTCGATAGTACCCAACTTGCCACCGCAAGGTACTTCAATTTCAATACATTCGTTACAAAAGTAACACTCCAATTCGTAGGTTGTTGTCATGTTTAGTGCTAACATCATCCCCTTAATAAAGGTAGCGATTCCGTTACAAAACTATTTGTAACGTGCGAATTATTGTAAAAAACGTTACAAAACAAACAAAAACGTTACAAAACAAAGAGAGAGAACAACCGTTACAAAAGGTTGCCTACGGGCGGTAAGTTGACTAATCCGTTACAAAAGTCCGATGCACAACAACTACAAAAGCGTTCTCGCAGGTTGCGTTACAAAACTTACCACCCGCAGGACTTGTTGGGATGCAACTCACCCTGCGAGTGTTACAAAACTTAGTCTTTGCATAGTATATCAATTAACTCCTGTGGAACATCTGCTCCCTCTTTCGATGCGGTTAGTAGTACGTCACCCACGATAGCATAGTAACTAGGAATGCCTAGTACCATATCACGCAGTACAGTAGCCTTCATGTTGATAGGTAGTGAATGAATGAGTCCTTCCTCATTCGCCCACATCTCTACGTTATCGAAGGTAGCCTCAAATTGAGTGCTATCTACTGAGCATACTCGCTCGATATATCCACCAACTACACCCTGCATATCTGCAAGGCCGTTGATGGACACAATTTCGGTTGTGCCATTGGTTTGGATTTTCAGTCCTTGTGCCATGTACCCCCCTGATTCGCTATACTATATGAACCAATCGTTTCTGTTACAAAACCTTTTGTTACGGTTGATATGTTGTCCGTTACAAAACTTTTCCGTTACAAAACATTCGTTACAAAAGAACGTTACAAAAGAGAGAGAAAAGAGAGAGAGAGGGTGTTACAAAAGTCCGTTACAAAAGACCGTTACAAAACCCTCTCTATACTATACTCAATTCTTTTCCCAAATCACCTCTTCACCTGTGTCTTGGTCAATGTGGCCGTAGCAAAGCCCGTCTTTCGATAGGCGGTGGTCGTCAAACTTGAAGTCAGTCTTGATGTCAATGGATGACCCTGAGTAGTTTCCGTGATACATAGCAAACTCGTATCGAACGTTGCTCATCCACTTTCGTGCCCTGTTACAAAATATTTCTAATTCTTTGTCTAGTTGGTTAAGGTAGTTGTTGAGTCCGGTCATGTTGACTTTGATTTTTACACTTGGGTCTTGGTAGCCCATGCCGGTGTTCAGCATGAGGTTGATGTCGGGAGTGGATGTTCTCATCCTGTCCTTTTCCTCATCGTACCATGTTCGGGATAACTCCGCCCTGATACGGTTCACGTTCGCTAGCAATTCTCGTCGGCCTGTCGCTTCGGTTGGCATGATTCGTTCTACTTGCAATTTGCTTATGAATGATTGGGTGGTGTTACAAAACCTTTTGTAACGTTGGATATATTGTAGCCGTTACAAAACTTCTGTTACAAAACTTTAGAGAGAGAGAGAGCGTTACAAAACTATCGTTACAAAAGTAAAGAGAGAGAACGCATCCGTTACAAAACTACTTGTTAGCAAGCACCCCCATCTTGGTATAGGAATCCTGCTCAACCGTTACAAAACGTGTGACTCTCAAATTGACATCGGGGTGATTTTCTGCGACCCAATCCAACCATTGCTCATGGGTCTTGCGACCACCGTTACAAAACCAATCGGTTGCCTTGAGGGTGTTACAAAACTCTACGTCGAACCATGAAGGCATTTTCTTGAATATCTTGGATATCTGATTACTGACTAGAACCCTGTTACAAAACTCTTCGGGATTTTTGACCTCGCTGAATCCGGCGACCATTCCGGCCAAAACGCCAAATCCTAAACTGTTACAAAACTCAATTTGACCTTCCTCAAATTGTTCTGCGATTTCGGGTAAGTTACCATGCACTCCAACTTCTAACATGATTAGTCGTACACGCCCCCCCTATATATAGTTGGTTATGCCGTTACAAAAGGTTTTGTAACGTTGAATATGTTGCAAGTGTTACAAAAGTTTCGTTACAAAACTCTCAAGAGAGAGAGAGAACCGTTACAAAACTATCTCAGTATCACCCCGCAATACCCGCAATGCTTGAAGTCGGTGTTACAAAACAATTCGTTCAACTCGGTTGCACTCATGCAACAACCCGTTACAAAACATCTACTTGTTGAATCTGCCATATCTAGCCCTCGCCGTCTTCTTGGTCATGTTACAAAACTGAACCCCTCTAAGGATTCTTTGAAGTGAAAGGTTGCACTCTCTACGAGTCCAGCCTAGATAATCGCCACCTGCACCGGTTGCGGGGTGGTTGAAGTGTGCGTAGGTCTTAGGACATACTAAGGCGATTCGGTAGGCTCTACCGTTAGCCGGTGAACCCTCAATACAGGTCATCCACTTCTTACCGCATAACCCCGCTTCAATCGTTTCCTTGTGTATCGCTTCTCCTAGTAATTCGCTTCGGGCTTTTGTCTCCTTCCAACTCATACCCCCACCTCATCGCCCTTACTATATGAAGTAACCCCTTCCGTTACAAAACCTTTTGTAACATTAATTATATTGTGCGGTTTACTTTTTGCACCGACTGTTACAAAAGTTACCTAGTGTGGATAGAGCCGTTACAAAACTTTAGGTGTTTTTTTTACACTAAGAGAGAGAGAGTAAACCTAGTGTAGAGATTACACTTGCTTTTGTAACCAACACTCGATGCAGAAGAGAAAGCAACTGACATTAAAGCACTAGGTATCTAAGAGAAAGTTAGTGTTAGAAAGAAAGTAAGTGCAAGAGATACATTTAATAACAAAAAGTAAAGCCGGTGCAGAAAATATACTTAATGCAATACAGTTACATAGTGTTACAAAAAGCACTAAGTAAGAATAGTGCCGTTACAAAAGCGTTACAAAAGAAACCTTAAATACCAATCGCAAGCGTGAAATCGTTTGAAGGGTGTTTCTAGGCACTTTATGAAGAAAAAGGTGTCAACGTACTAGCGACCCCTTCAAGTGCCTCAGAACGCACGTAAATGGCCTTTATGAAGGTCTATATCTACTTACCCGTTTTGTAACATTTTTCTTTTGTTACGTTGAATATATTTACCCAAAAAATAACTCCGTTACAAAACTTTACTTTCGGCACAAAACTAAGTTATCGTTACAAAACTAAATCGTTACAAAAGGTCTACTTCATATAGTTGTATACGCTCGCACGTACATGGGCAAGTTTCCGTGCAGATACAAAAAATGCAATGGCGTGGTTCATCGAGGCAAGTGTCCGGTGGCATCAGCGAGAGGTAAGAAAGGCGGTAGTAAGACCGGCGTTACAAAAGCAAGGACAGGAGATAGCAATGGCCGATTCAAACACGGCTATCGAGATTGTTGTGACACCTTGAAAACTAGTCCTCACGATGTCAATTGCAGTCATGCAAGAATTGGCATGAGAAAGAACATTCAGGTCAAAACTAATATTCCAATCGTGACAATCAAAATCCCGAAAGTCACATGGCATTCAGAAGCGATTTCAGTATTAGCAGTCAGGACAATGTTGAGAGGCACAGAAGGAATCTGTCAAGGTACTTGTGGGGCAAATATACCTGCGATTCAGGCATCTAAAATCCATCCAAAAGATGTGTTACAAAACCCTGCTAGAGTGATATGCCACGCTTGTGATTAGAAATGACTACCTTTATTAAGAAAATAGGAGATGGAGAGATATGAGCATGAAATTACAGATGACCTGCCACTTGTGCGGGATGGCTTTTGACGAAGAGATGTTGACTGAGAAATTATCAGATGAGTACATCGTTACAAAAGAGAGAGTAGAATGGCAGTACAAAAAATACTGCTCAGGAGATGGCACATTGAGATGTGCAGAAATAGATTCGATTACCCGCAGGGGAGCAATGTATGAGGCATGGTTAGATGACCCGAACATCATTGACGCTTGCGATGCGTAATCGAGATAGTTATAAGGAAAAAGTAAGGAGAAAGAAATATGTCGAGTAGTAATACCCCGCAGTTAAGAAGCCTGTTATCAGCCTTCGATGCTTTTGGTAAGCCCGCAGAAGGCGACACCGGAATCGAAGTGCTTAGGAATGCCGGAATGGATTTTGAGGTTGAGATGCAACCTATCTATCGTTCCAATAATGGTGGAGCAGTCAAAGACGGCTCACGCTATCGGAGAGTAACCCGAACAGACACCCAAGCCACGCTCGGAGTTGTCAGTCAAGGGTTCGTTCCATATCAGCCAAGAGAGATGGCCGGTCTTGCCGAAACAATCGTTGGAGCAGGTCGAGATGTGGATTGGGATAGAGTCGGATGCACACATGGCGGTGCAAGAATGATGATGTCATTCCAACTGCCTGATACCATGACTTTCGGAAATGGAGATGCCACAGAAGAGGTTGCTACCTACTTCTATGTGATGAACGCTCACGATGGTTCTTCGGGGCTAAAAATAGTACCTGCCCCTGTCAGACTTTTCTGTTCAAATCAATTCCCAATGCTAGACGGATTCCTGCGAAAGCAGGGTATCAATCCAAAGGCTTTGTCAATCAGGCATTCTTCAAAGATGCACGACAGAATTGACGACGTTCTCAAGGCTCTCAACATTATTGATAGCCTAACAGAAACTTTCGCACAACAGACCGCAGACCTGCTTCAAGTAGACATGGACATCGGTTCAAGAGTAGAATACTACATCAAGGTCATGGGTCTTGTCACAGACCCCGAATGCGTTGACCCTGTTGACAATCCTCACGGACTCAAGACACGTGGCAAGAACACTCTTGACACAATCCTAGAGGCCGAAGCACTAGCCCGCAACAACATCGGTGACATGAGCAATACTGCTTTCCAAGCATGGACTACAATCACAGACCACTTGACTCACGCAGGTATTCACGGCAAGGATGGCAAGATATTGCAATCCAAACTAGAATCGGCAGTCATGGGTTCATCAGCCAAGAAGATGAATGACGCATGGGAAATCCTAGACAACCTAGTAGTCGAGGCATCAGCAGAAGCAATCGAGGTGGTTGCTTAGATATATCGTAAAAGTAACTTCGGTCGGTGATGTCAGCGTAGGACATCGCAAGTTGGGTAATTCGCACCCATGCCGACAGGAGATTACTTTTTTTTGTTCTAAAAATAATTTTAAGTTTTGTAACGAGGTGAGAGAGAGTGGGAAAATTAGATTATACAAACATACTGATAGAAAAGAAAGATGAGTTTATGCTTGTGACTTTTGAGTTGCGTCATGGAGATTCTGAATCAATAGACAGATTAGTAGTCAGTAAAGAAAAAGCAACTACTTACGGAGAGGATAAAAGTAAAAATCACGCCGAGTTGATTGATGAGATGTATTCGATACAAGATGAGGATTGGCGAGATGGGGAGATTGGAGATGGTTGGATAGATGTCAGTTACGCAGAAGGTATAGCAAGAGTCAGAAGCGTAGAGCCAATCAGCAATCACGATGTTGAGATACTTAGGAAACATGGAGTTGCTTGAGATGACTAATGTTTTTACTGTAAAAGTAACTTTCGATATTTTCTACAATCAAGGAGAGGTTTACCGTGACAGATAGTATTACCGTAAAAGTATTACTCAAGAGAGTTGCTAAGATTCTCTTGCTAGCGAGAAAGTATATAGTGCTAGCACCTGTCGCAAACATCAATGATTACTCGTACATCATGCAGGAGATTGATGATACAAGTGACGAAATAAATAGGGTGATAAACAATGAGTAAAGATAACGTAAAAGTATTTTGTGGAATAGCAGACGCACATGGCCTAGAGTCATTTCAAGAAACTGAGAAGATGGGTCTAGCACCTACGATGTTCACATGGAGAGCGAGAGCCAACAGGCACAGACACGCTCTAGTCTATTGGGTAGAATTGAATCCTAGACAGGAGAGGGTGATGCAGGATGCAATCAAGGAAGCACAAGAAGATGGAGATTGGCACGTGCCACTACACCTTCTAAAGAATCCTGACTTCGTAGAGTTTGTATCATTTGAGAATGAGATGAAGAAGAGTTGGAACATGATTCCGAATGACGACTTAGACCCTTATTGGTAGTCTAAAAGTAACTAACGCTTGCGATACGAATACATCTAGTTTATAAGCATCAATAGGTAGGAGATAATATGCGAGAAGGCACAGAAAAGGAATTGAAGGTAGGTTACTGCCTGATGAACAAGCACAATGGAAATCTAGCCAATATTACAGAAGAGAAAATCAGCGACTTTGGAGATAGGACACTATCGTTCTACAAGGTAGCAGATAACTACACTACTAACTCATGGAGTCTTAGACAGATAGCAGAAAATTGGTTTATCATGTCACCTGACGAGTACGAGTTGCTATTGGCTCTATCAGATACTACTACTAGGCAATGGGGTAGAGAGTACGGTGTAGTACCTGCTCCGCTATTCACTTTCATTGTAGACATCTACGAGGCTAACGAGCCGTCAGTCACGATAGACAAGATGTTGTTTGTAGAGTGTGCCGACCAAATCATGCGTGACTACTGCCCCTTCGATGAAGGGCAGGATGGTACAGAAATCAAGTTGTGCATTGCTGAGTTGCCTTACAAGTCATCAAAAGAGCAGATGGATGAGTTAGTCTTTCCACCCGTAGATGAGAACGGAATCATTGCAGAAGCGATATTCGGTATGACTGCCGGAGATGCACTAGAAGAAATGCAGAAAGCAACAGAAGAGTTTTTCGATGACATTGACAAGATATTTGCTGATAAAGACGACCTAAAAGTAACTTCGGAGAGTGAAGAGTAATGGTCGCAACTAACTACAATAATGATACTTACTTTTCAGTTAAAACTGATGCAGGTAGAACGACTATCATGTATACTGAGATTTCAGCAGTTACAGTAAAACTCACAGACGATGGTATAGACGAGATATTTCAATACGACATTCACATGAAGAGTGGTACTATCTTCACTACTAGAGAGCAATACGATACACAGTCAGAATTGAATTGGCATTCAAAATGGTTAGAGATGCACACAATTAGAGTCAAAGAAGAAATATACGGTTAATCGGGGGCTAAAAGTAAATGGCTAAGGCTGACAGAAATCCTGAAAAATCATACAAATGGTATCAGTATGACAAGTACGACCAACCACCATTCAAGGTCACAGGTTCTATGGAAACAGGTAGGGTAGAAGTAAGTACCGGAGAAAAAGAATATCAGCAACTACCACCAAAATACTTTCACAATAAAGGTACTGCCAAACATTACCTAGACAATCAGGTAGCCAAAGGAACACTTTGGAGATTGAATCCTACATACGATAAGGAGAAAGGTCGAGGCAAATGGGTAGTAGATGGTAAGAGAGTTAACCCCCGTTCTATGTATATAGCAGAAACATTCAAAAACCTAACATGGCCTCTCGGTGGCAACAAGAGGTGGAAGTAAGGTTGTTGTGTGGCGTATGTAACGCACCTATCATGGGGAGAGGTGAGGACTTACGGCCTTTACTTCGTTCACGTGGATGCGGTAATTGTGCTTTAGGAGCGATGCACTACAAGGTTCATCAAGGTAAAGATATACCAAAAGAAACTATCATAGCGTGGTGTAGGTCAGGCGACTTCATTTCTAGATTAAAAAACCACAATCGTTTTGCGGTTCGTGGTACAATACACAGAAGGTAAAAGTAAATGAGCCAAAATACAAAACAACTACTTTGGATGGCATTAGGTCAGGTATTTTTGTATTGTTCTTTCATGGGATTAATGGTTTATCTAGCGTAAAAGTAACTTTTTTTTGAGGTCTTTGTGCAATATATTGTACGTTACAAAATTAACGCTTGTGATAGGGTTTCGCTACCTTCATATAGTATGAGATTGATTCATAAACATGAGAGAGTCATGCCCCGTAGAGTATGCTGATAGAGAGCGATACAACTCTTACTTAGATGCTCAGGAGAAGGCTTTATGTAGTCAATATGGGTATCAGAAGATACCCGCAACGATAAGCCCAATGCGTAGACTAATAGACAGAATTAGGGCTAAGTTGCAGACATTAAATATCATCGGTGACGATGTTAATTGGGGGAGAATAAAATGAGGAAAATACAGGCAAGAAGAGCAATAGCAGAAGTGTTGATAGACAATCCGACAGGGCTTACGGGGGCTGAGATTATAACAAGATTAGACCCAAAAGTAAGTAGGCAAAGTGTGACTGATACACGACACATCAGCAACCTAATGCGTGGAGCAAAGGGAGTAGAAAGAATAAAAGACGGTGGCGTAGGAGTTATGCTTACTGATGGATTGTCGGTACACAAGTACAAGGTGCTTCTATACAAGGTAACAGACGAACAGGCATTGATAGATTGGTTAGGTGGCCGAGTTAGATGAATCGTCTTGATTTCGTATCAGGTAACGTAGAAGTCGTAGAAGCCATAGCATTCAATTTAGACGTTAGACCTGTTAGAACCGACCCAAAAGTAACTTTGCTTGTGGCAGACCATACTACTTTGAAGATAAAAGATAGATACGTCATGTGGAGATTTCTAGACAATTTAGACAATGAGAAGTTTCACTATAATAGTTACCTAAATGTAATTAACGAAGTACCCCTTGAAGTTATCATCAATGATTTTCTGTATGACTATCCTAACACTTTAGTTAGAGCATGGATAGATGAGGACAATTACATCGTAGGGTTCGATGGTAATAAAAAACATAACCCAAAAGAAACTCAACAAACTATGGGTGAGATAGCCGAGTACATAGAGGATTGGGATTATCAAGTAAGACTAGTACCCTATCGTGCAAGAGAAGGATTCTTCACAGGATTAGTAGCGACTTACATTCAGGGTAACAAAATTATTGAGATTATCTCCAAGTACCAAGCCAACAAACACCATGTAATAATAGCAGGTAGATATTCAGCAGGAATTGGATTTATCCAACCCATAGAATCTAGAGCATTCAATGGTAGATTATGTACGTTGCCTGTCACAGATATTTACGGTCACATTGACACTCTTATAGAGGGGCTAAAAGTATTAGATGAAAAATACATACCTATGGCTGACAAAATTACATTGGGAAATATGTCCTATCAAATCCACTCTCTAAACATTAAGGATAGAAATAAGTTAGAGCATGAGAGATATAGTGAATTAATTTGGTAATTTTAATTACCTCAGAAAAAATAACAGGCTCGCAGTATCACGGTTTTGGGAATTAATTATTTACTTCAAAGGTGTTTGTAAAAGGGCTTTCTTCTTATATTATCTATGTCTTTGAAGAAATAAAAGAAATAAGAGAATGGCTCGCAGTACAACGTTTTATTTATTTGAGAGATTACACAAGGAAAGAAAAGAATAAGACCGAGTTGTTTATAGGCATGAATATGTAGGTGATGGTATGGTAGGTAGCAGTCGTAACATTAGGCTAGCAGATTGGATGTATGAATATCTGCAAGAAAGTGGAGAGGCTACTGTGCAAGACATCAAGGACTACATTAATCATAGAAGGGCTACTCAAAAGAAGAGCAACTATCATAGTTTCTCTTCACATCAGATAGCACAAGTATTGAGAACAAGTCCGTTGTTCGATAACAAAGGCCACGTTATGAATAAGTACGATAACTTTAGTGGTAAGGTGTATTTGTGGCGAGCAAGAACGCCCGAAGAAATAGTAGAAAAAATTAACACAAAAGTAACTAAGCACCACATTAGAAAATCTCAACCAAAAGCAGTCACAAACGCACTAGAAATTATGGGGGTTACATTGTGAAGCATATAACACAAAGAAGTGATGCTGATTTTATTTGGCAGAATGACAACTTACAGTCAGAACCTTCTAGCCTAATAGTATTCCATCAAGGTGAGATGGGCTTCGCATCCTTCATCGCAGGTATGGGTTTGATAGGCGAAGAAAAACCGGTGTGTAAGATATTCAGCAAGTTGCACAAGGTAGGTGCATTCAATTCAGCACCCGAACCTACATTTCCTGAGTGGCGAATGTTTGAAACTCGCAACGAAGATGGTAGGCGTTTTTTTATCCTAAGAATAACTCATGCGTACCCACTACCTGATTCAGATGTAGCAGACCATGTGTGGCTCTACACTTATCCTATCGTGCGTGACATAGTAATGGAAATGAATCAACACGGAGTTGATGAATTGGTTTACCTTACAACTAATATGCTACAAGCAGTAAACAAAGTAGCACCGGATGAGTACATATCAATAGATGATGGTGATGTCGCTCTCTTCGATTATGTCAACCACGAAGAAGAAATACAGACTATCAACGGAAAAGACACATTAGAGCGACAAATAATCCTCGCTCCCCCATCGTGGCCTTTCGCATCCGTTTTCAAAAACTTCTGCACGAATGATATTCGTGGAGTATGGATTGCGATAGGCGGTAACACAAAGACAGGATTTATTGACGAAGAAACAAGTCTTTCTCTTCTCAAATATTGTAAAGATGTTTTAGGTTTGTCTTACTCTAAAAGTAAAGTTGAGGAATACATCGGAGTCTTGCGTGACTTTGAACATCTGACTCAGCCTTTCGATTTAGATAGAGCGATGGCTGACCGGTATCAAAATATGCACGGTTAAAAGGAAGGTAAAAGTAAATGACGCTTGCGATAGGGATTGTTAGGGATTAATAAGAAAACATGGGTAGGATGAATTATGAGTGATTTTGATGTATTTGCCAAGACGCTTGAGTTTACTACACGTAATTACTACGTAGATGTCGAGGATAAAGTACCTATTTTCCTATGTAGTATTGGAGCGCATATCTTCAACGCTCTCAATAAATGCAGTCGTTGTGACTTCGACCCTGATAGCCCACTAGTTGACGAAGAAGAAGGCGACTTCGTGATTACTCATTGTCCGTTGCGGCACAACAATCCCCCCTTCTACACACCGATGTCACAACTACCTGACACACGTATTCATCTGATGCTTCGTGGTGCGAAAGGTTCGGGTAAAAGTATTCTTATCAATATGTTCTTGTCAGAAGGCACAGGTCTTTTGCATAGTATGAATCAAGATTTAGGTGAGGGTATGAGAACCATGCTCGGCCCAAATAGCGTTACTGAGGCAGGTATGTTCGGCTCGGTAGATGAGGATGGTAGAATCTTAGGTAGACCACTTGCACGTGAGTTGTGTGGTGGCATTCTAGGCTTTGAAGAGTTTTCCTCAATGTCTGATGCGTCTAAGAAAGAACACTCGCTTGACATGAAGAATCAGTTACTTACATCTCTAGATAATGGTCGTGTGCAAAAGGCTCTCCGAGCAGGATGGGTAAACTACACAACCCGCTATTCTATTTGGGCGGGTACACAACCTGCAAGATTTGAGTTAGAGTCAGGTCTTGACAGAAGATTCTTCATCATTGACATCGAGATGACTCCTGAAAAAGAGTTGTTATACAAACAGGCACAACATAAACAATCTAATGTTAGCGTAGAAGAAAGATTAGAGTTAGCGAACCTAGCAATATCAATCAAGGAGTGGATTCGTAATCGTATGAATAACGCAGTAGCGAATCCCCCATCAGGTCTGTTGTTTGCTGATGACGTTCTTGAGTGGATAGAACACCCATCGGTTAGGTCTTTTGAATCTGATTTGTTTAGACGAATCTGTATCGGCTATCACATGATGAAGCCTGAGTATCGTGGCGGTCAACCATTAGTTATCACACTAGACCCAACGCTTGAGGCAATACTAAACTCATCACTCAAGATGCGTAGGACTGTCATGGATGCAGACATGGAATTGATACGCACGACATTTTGGATGAAGGACTTGCCTAAGTCTGAGGTTGTAAAAGAAGTATCACGCATGGTTACAAACGGAGATTACCAATCAGCAAAGCGATGGATTATCGAGAATCTAGAACCGCAGGATTGGTATGCGGAGTTTGAACCTGAAACTGCAAGACGAGGCAGAAAAGGTCTGCTTTGTCGCTTCGGCAAAAACGCAAAGAGTGACAAGATATGAGGGCTAAAAGTAACTTAGGTGATTTATTATGAGTATTTATGAGGAAAAAGTAATTGACAAGATTAGGCAACGTGCAAAAGTAGGACTCAAGAAATACGGCGTAACTATGGAGCGAGAAGATTTAACAAACATCGAATGGCTAACGCATTTGCAAGAGGAATTACTAGATGGGGCAGTCTATATAGAAAGGCTAAAAGTATTATTGGGGGTATTGGATGAGAAGCAAGCGTGAAATACAGGAACGGCTATCTTCCACCAATGATGCTTTTGTGATAGAAGTATTATCGTGGGTTCTTGCTGATGAATGCCCTATGTGCGACCACAAGAAAAGGCGTGAGTACGAAATAGCAATCAACAATGGGGAGTACGAGCCTAGTTACTTAGAAGTCAAACATAATTGGCCGGAAGGTACTGTACTGAATCACATGACAAATCATGTTGACTATGATATAGCAGAAGCGACACATATAGAAGATGCTAGGTCACAATCCATAGACACACTTACTGCGGCGAATGACATCATACACAGGATTCGTGGTTATCTAGACGAGTTAGAAGAACAGAAGGATGTAGTTGGTATAAACTCAGACTTCGTTGCTGATGCGGCGAAATTGATTTCACAGGCTAACAGTAGCCTAAAACTAATTGGTCAACTCAAGAAGGAAATAGGTGTTGATTCACAACTCCTTCTAGCACAGGCACAGATGAATGATATGAGTAGATTGCTTGTTGATATTTTAGGCGACCAACCGGAATTGCTAGACCAATTTGAGTTGCGTATGGCTACCCTAAAAGAACCTTCACACGTAGTAGATGCTGACTTTGAGGTAGTAGAATGAGTTGGCGTTCTTCTAGTGTAAAAGTATTAAACACTAGACCTATCTACGAAAAGGAATGGCCTAAACTAATATCCGCTATGCAAGAGGATGGGCTAGTAGCCACACTTACTAGCGAAGGAATCCTATGGCAAGTAGGCCGGTATGTTCTTAAGCATAAACAAATCAGGGATGCTTGGGGCTTATCCATAAACCAAATGCGTAGACTGCAAGACTATATCATAGTGAATGACCCTTTTGAAAAAAAATTGTGAAAAAAAAATTGAGGCTTTGAAATGGCGATTGTGATAATTACAAACGATGACACAAAGTTTTTGCAAGGTAAATATATTATTTGTTACGACAACCTTGATGTCATCCCCGACCAACCCGATGTCACTTACATTCTCAGAACCAAGACCACAAATGAGCAACAGGTTTTGAACGGCTTGAATTATTTGCAAAATAGATTGGTGATTTGTGTAGAAAAAATGCCACGACTTACTAAATTGAAAGACCATGACCAAATTATTTTTGATGAGGTAAAAGTAAAATCACATGACTTTGCTAATTCTACTAGGGCTTTGTTGAAAGAAAACGATAGACTGAGAGCCTATCACCGTGCATCACAAGTACCCATACCTTACGCTCTATCATTCATCCGTTCTAACGTGCCTGACATTGAGTTTCATAGGCGGCTCGCTACGATAGGTCTTGAGTTAGATGATATGTATTGTCATGGTCTTTTCGCATACGGAATCAAGCCACTCGCAGGTCGCATCTCATGGCCGAACAACAAGGCTAAAAGTAAGTCTGAACCTACAAGTAATTTCAGACATAGCGATGTGTATTGGGAACAGTTAATTTCACTTGACATTGGCGTTGGCAACCAAGTCAGGAAACAAGGGGAAAGTCTGCCGAAGGGGGTTAAAAAAAGCATACAACATGAAAGCAGGTGGTTGTGATGGGGTACGATTTCTTCTTTCTTTCTTGTTTATTTTGGTGGTTTATAGGAGCATCAACTTACGCATTTATCTTTGATTATCTAGCACAATGGATAAATATTGTTCCGGCAAAAGTACATGAAGGTAAGGGTGATTCTTTCGTCAACTCAGCCATGTTCTTGAGTATCGAGGATGATTATTGATAAAACGTCTTATTAACCTTTCAGTTATCCTAATAATAACATGAGTGCGAACAACAGACGCATCAGACGCATTCTCGTTGACATTCTTTGGGAACGTGGTGCGATGACGAAAGAGGAAATGGCATCTATTTTAAGTAAGGATAAAAGTATTCGTACTGTACCTTCGCCTCATAGTTTAGCCGCTCTCATGTCAAAAAACCCACAGATTATTTCTGTCGGAAAACAAAGTGTTGAAAATGTTGTTGGGATAAAAGCAAAGCATCTCATCTATGACATCAACCGTGATTTAATTAAGTCAAAAGAAGATATTGTATGCACAAGAACCCCTACTGTAATGACTCCGACACAAATGAAAAAATCAGAACGATGTGAGCAATGTGGTAGGACAAGAGTATTTCCTGATGGCTATACCAAATGCCTACATTGTGTGCGTGACGCTTGCGATGAGTAATGATTACCTTCATAAGCATGATTGGTGTAGTAAGTTTATGAACAGGGCAAAAACCGTGATACACGCTGAGTACGAAATCATCAAGCACATTATAGCGACAGTTGACATATCAGATGTCAAAAACCGCTTGTGCCCTGATGATGACGAACACGCATTAACTAGATTCAACAAGGGTGCAGAAAATGTAGCAAACCTTATACAGAATCTAGCAGACCGCAGGACTCACAGATTACCTAGCGAACACGCAGACTACGAATCTAAACTAATGAAAAAGGTGAGAGCATGAATATATTTGCATTACACATGAACCCTCATCTCGCCGCTACTATGATGTGCGACAAGCACATTCCTAAGATGTGTGTAGAGTCAGCACAAATGCTCGCTTCTGCTCTCATCCGTCACGGTGCAGAACCGGAGCAAATGCCATTGACCAAAACCAAACAAACTCCGTACAAAGGTGGCTACCCACATCACCCATGTACTATTTGGTCAGGCGATACACGTGCTAATTTCAATTGGTTAGCAGAACATGGTTTCGCTCTATGTAGAGAATACTCTCAAAGATATGGTGGCAAGGTTCATGCTTGTCAAGGCCCAATCCTACACATGAAGGCTATGCTAAGTATGATTCCTGATGGCAACCTTACTCCTTTCGCACAGGCTATGCCTGACGAACACAAAGACAATGACGCAATTGTAGCGTATCGTTCTTACTACCACACTAAGGGTTTCGCACAATGGAAGCGAGGTACACCTGCTCCGTATTGGTGGACTGTAAAAACCGATAGTGTAAAAGTAACTCCTGAGCAAAGTGACAGGGAAGCGATGTATAAGGCGTTGGGGCTACAACTATGAAATCCAATCTTGAGAAGATGTGCGATGACCACATGGCAGAAATGGCTTTTGCTAGAACAGTTATGAATGTAATTAGTGTGGTGTTGACAAGTTTAGTTACCCTAAAAGTATTTGAGTTGATTTGATGGCGTACATACCTACACACTTACATTACTCGTCAGGTCGAGGGCGACTTTGTGGCGAGGCTATGATTTCATGGCCTGACAAGTACATGACAGATGAGTTTGCTAGAACACTTCCCGTCTGTCCGAAGTGCATAGAAATAGCCAATGAGAATGGTACGCATCAAAAGACAAGGCAGACTATTTATACTGCACCTAAAAGTATTCCTGAGCCTGTTGCACCTAAACCTTTTATCACACTCAGTCATTATCTTGTCTGAGGGAGTACAATGGATGACATCAGCAACATACTTGATATGATTTTCAAAACGCAAAGAGTGACGACACTAGATGACCTACTAACTAATCGTAACCTAAAAGAATGTGAGTTTATCAGACAGTTATTAATTCTCAAAAGTAATCCTGATTATGTAGAAGGTATGGATGACAATGCTGATGACATACTCAAGAACACACCACTATCATCTGAGTTTCTAGGGGGATTGCAATGCGGAATACTAATGTCACTAGCACTAGACCCATTCTTGATGCCATCCCCTCATCACGTATTGCTCAAGGAGTTGTGGGAAATGGCTCAGGCAATCAAACTAGAACAAGAAGTAGATTTATAACCCTGATTATTTCTACTAGGTTTATGAGAAGAACAAACGGTGCTGACCTTTTCTCATCGGGTTTCATGTTTCCCGCCCTACAAGGTCAGTACCAACACAAGGGGGCGAGGATAGATGAACAGGTGCTATCCCCAAACCGTAACCGATATGCACAGATAGATGTAGAGCCGTTGATGAAGGAAGGAGTAAAGACACGAAGATTAAGAGTCTCACGTTCTGATAAACAAGCCAAGAGTCATAGATGCAGAACCGTTCTGATAATACATAGAGCATTAACAAGTCGGAAAGCCCCCACCTTATTTTAGAGTTGATGTAAATGTATTCCGTACCTGACAGAAGTAATCACCATCCCGAAGATGATTTACCTGCATGGGTTTTTGATTACGACCAATGCGACCATTGTGAAGGTGCTATTGACGAAGGCCGTGACTATGCTGATTATGATATATCCGTATGTGATTGTGCAGAATGTGATTTGTGTGAAGGTCTTGCAAGTAAGAGTGCTGATGAGTATGTTATTATTAAGGTAAGTAAAACTAAGAACAGATTACCTTCTATCGCTGATAAGATTATCTGTAATACTTGTGCGTTAAAAATAGGTGAGTTTTTATGAGCAATATATGGGCAGAAAAATACAGACCATCTCTTGATGAGATAGTGGGTCAGGATGATATTCTAGAAACCATATCCTCACTACAACACTTCATCTTTTACAGTCAGAAAGCAGGTACGGGCAAGACTAGTCTAGCACACGCAATGGCAAAGTCGCTAGGTTGGCCTATCCATGTATTCAATGCTAGTAGCAAAGCGACTAGAGGTATTGAGTTTGTAGAAGAACATCTACTACCTATGTCAAGGACAGGTAACAAAAATCAATTTTTCCTACTAGATGAAGCAGACCAATTGACACCTGCCGCACAGTCAGCATTGAAGGGAGTGATAGAAAACTCACACGGATATTTCATCCTGACTTGTAATGACCTGAGTAAGATTAGTGATTGGTTGAAGTCTAGATGTTTTGTCTGTAACTTCAAGCCCATAAGCGATGAAGATATGATGTCACGACTTTCGGTTATTGCAGGTAAAGAAGGGGTAAAAGTAACTTCGCCACAAATGCGTATGATAATAGACGCACACAAGGGCGACTTGCGAAATGCTATCGGTGCGTTACAAGTATACTCTTCTATGAATGATGAGAAGGCAGAACGATTCCTACTGAGTCTATCAGGTAATGGCGTTCCTACACAGGAGTTTCTTTACCACGCATTCACAGATTCAGACTTCGATTATTGTTTGAAGATTCTTGCACCACACTCACCTAGAATTAGTGTAAAAGAAATATTCAAGTTTGGCATGGAGTCTAAAGGTCAAACTAATAATAAACTAAAACTATTAGATGCGGCCGTGACCGCAGAACGTGATTTTCTATTGGGAGTTGATGAAAACATCGCTCTTGCTAACTTCGTAAGGATGTGTATAGCATGAGCGGGATGTTTATAACCATGATTAGACACCCGATAGATAACAAACAAGGATGAATACCTATGGATGAAAAAATGATTAGTAATATGGCAAAGACGCTTAATGTTGACTCGACTACGCTTCGTGCGAAGGCAGAACAGGTGCTTGCGGAACAGGGTTCTGCTTGGCTTTCTGCCGGTAAATCTGAGTCTGATGCAGGTGTGCTATCTCTTAGAGTAGCCGCTAGATTGATTAACACAGAACAGGCACGATTGAAGAGGTCAGGTGCTACTGTATACGAAGGAATGTTCGTAGATGTTTCACGACCTAAGATGTGGGGCGAGTGGGGCTACAAGAAGATGAAGAATCAACTTCTTAATGCTGATGACAATGCTCGCAACGCTCTTGTGCAAGCAGGTGCGGTTGTACTGTATGAGGACAACCACGATGGTTCTTACACTCGCAGTTGTCGAGAGGACTTCGGTGCTGATGGTGCAGATGTCGGTGAGTTGCCGAAGCACACAATGGCTCTAGATGCAAACACCCACTTCTACTCCGTGTGGGATAAGACTAACCCTACCTTCGCTAATGGCAATGACAACTTCAAGTTTGGAAAGCCAAGACCGCAGGATGACAGGGAGCGAATCACTCTCTTCTTGGGTAGACCACAGGGTACTACTACTGAGCCAACTCTAATTACCGTAAGGGCACAGGGCAACTCAGCAGATGTTCAACACCCAACATTTGTAACAGGTACTATTCCTCTACGCTCAGGTGCTAACAACAATGCGTATGCAAAGCCAAATATCTCGGTGCTTACTCCTGACGCAAATCTAACTTCTATGTTTACTCAGCCACCTATTATGGCCGGTGAGTCAGGCTACACAGGTCTTGTACCTGAGTCCGGCACATGGGATATGCTAGACAGTCTAATGGACTTGACTGCTTACTACGATGCGAAGCATGGTCAAGACGGTTGGTGGGGTCACAAGATTGCCGTAGTGACTGAGGTAATCCACATAGACCCACGTGAGAACGGTGGGTTTGTAGTAATGTGTGCTGACCTTGACATGGCTTCTACTGCTTCTACCGCAGACATCTATATCTCCGCACAAGACGAGGACATGGTTGACTTCGGTGTTGGTACAAAGATGCTACTATGCGGTGAGATGTGGAGAACACAAGAGGGCGAGGACAGGCTGACTGTCAACGGTTGGTATGCTTTCGATGCGATTGCACCTGCCTCTCCTGCTGACAATGTGGGCGGTGACTTCTGATGGCGTGGGGGGAGCAAGCACAGAAAACTGCGGCTAAAAGTAACTCCGAGCCTACACCGGTTCAGACTACTTTCGACAGGTCTTACTACCTAAAGCAATTCAAGGCTCAGTCACAACAGACTGAGAACAGAATGGCTCTAGTGGGGCATGAGAATACGGCTAAGACAGGCTTGGCCGCTTCTCTACTTGACCCTGAGATTCAATCAGGTAAGTCAGTCTATATCCTAGACGTTGACAATTCAGCACGTTCTACTTTGGACTACATCTATCCTGATAAAGATAACATAAAAGTAATTCCTTTGTTAGATGAGATGGATGACAGTATATTCCACGATGACAATAGCATCAACTACATGGCTTTGATTGACAAGACCAAGATGTATGTCAACATCATTGCCGGTCTTATAGAAGAAGGTGAAGATGTAGGCGGTGTTATCTTTGATGGCGGTTCTACTTTCCTAAAGTGGTGTGAGTTTGCTATGAGGCAATCATTACTATCTAAGGGAATCATCGAGAACGAAGATGACTCCTTCAATCAGAAGGAGTGGCGAGAGCGTAACAGAATGAATCGTGATGTAATCACTAGGGTTCATGCTCTACCTGTATCTAAAGTGTTCTTTACTTATCACCTAAAAGCAATTCAGCAGTATATGGATGACGGCACAGGCAAGAAGGTTCTGATGGCCGTAGGCGAAAGGCCGGATTGGGAGAAGGGTACTATGAGAAAGTTTACTCAGCAGATATTCCTATCTAGATACATGAAGAAGGCTGACATGGCCGCAGGTGTCAAGGGCGACAAGAACCTATCCGCAGATGAGTGGGTTGTTCGTGGTGTAGTCGAAGAAATGAAAGGCAGTCACATGGAATTAGTCGGAAGCAAACACGACATCCTAAGAGTGAAAGATGGTAAGGTCACATGGTATGGCCTACCGGCATTAGAGAGTAAGAAGGTCGTAAAGAATGAGTCTACAACTGAGTAAGGATAGTCTGACTTCTTTATTGAAGTTGACTCAAAGGCCGCATAACGTTGCAGGTAAAACTGCGAACCAAGTTAATGCCGTTATGCTAAAAGTAACTTACCCAAAAGTTATGGCTTGCTCCTTAGTCAAAGATGGTTTGTCTAGCGTCAGTCTTTTCACAGTAGGGGCACAGGCAACCGCCTCTCCTAGAGATAATGAAACTACAATAGAAAGCAGTAATGCTTTCATCCCTATCACAGATATAGATGCGGTGCTAGGTGCGTTACAGTATCACGGACAGACAATCACACTCACTCACAAAGAAGGTAGTAAACTTTTGATTAAGTCTAAAAGTAAACAGACTACCTTAACTTGCCATGAAGATGCGTTGGCCTTTCCCCATAGTCCTCAGACATTGAAGGAGTGGTTCGACCAATCGTTAGAAATAGCAGGGAAGATTGGTGCAGAAGGCACGTACATCATGTCTGATGGCACACACCTTGCACCTTTCTGTAAACTACCGGACATAAACGTGACTAGTTTGCATGAAGCACTCAGATGCGTTAACGTCAACAAGCAGAAACTAAACGAGTATAAGTTTGTTGCGAATGATGATGGGGTAAAAGTAATTACAGGTAACGAATTGAAAGGACAGACAGAATACACCTTGATAGATTACTCAGGTGCTATCCATCCTCTACGAATGACATTTGAGGCTACCTTCGGTGGTGGTCTTGACTACCTTACTAAGATTATTAATAAGGAAAAAGTAAATCTATATTTTATAGACATGACACAATATCAACAGGGCGTAAAAATGGTAATGGAGTTTGATGATGATAACTTCATCCTACAATCCTCAATAGGACAGGTGATGATACAATGAATGTAATAGACGAAAATAGTGATATGCCCCGCTCAAGAACGCCCCACTTCCACGAAGTAATAACTAGGTCAAAACTAATATCCGAAGGTGACTTAACTGACACATACGAGATGCTAGTAACTCTTAGGTCAGGCGGTACACAATCATTTCATTGGGTAGGAAAAAACGGAGAAACTTTTGTTGCTAACGTAAAAGTAAGACAAGAGTTAGACCCCCTTTATCGTGACCCCTTATGGTTAGCCGAAAACTATCTTGAAAAAGAAAGAAGTATGGCAGATATAGCAGACCAATTTGGGATTACGCCAACGGCGGTCAATCAATGGCTTAATAAGCATGATATTCCTACTCGTAAGCGAGGAAGGAATACAGATGATAATTGAAACTGTCAGGTCTAACAAGGTTAGAGTTAGATACCGTGATGAGAATAGGCAACGTAAGGTTGCTGACTTTTCCTCTCCTGCCTACTGCTTTGTAGAAAGCAAACACTCTAGTAATTTTGGTGGTACTAAAGAAGCAGGATATACAGGACTATACGGTGAGAACCTTACTAAGATTACAGTACCTAAATCTTTTAACATAAAAGAAATACGTGATGATGCTGAATCTAGAGGTTACAGAACATGGGAAGCAAACGTTCCCTACATCAATAGGGTGATGTCTGATAGAATCCTTAACGGAGAAGAACCTGTACCAAACTACGAACACAGAATATGGTATCTAGATTGCGAATGGAATCCCGTTACAAACGAAATGCGTGTGATGGTAGTTAGAGATTCTTTTAGCGGAAAAGAATATGTGTGGTTCATCAACAAAGGTATAGAGTTGAAGAGGACACATGAAGAATATGGTGGTTACAAATACGAAGAACCTGCAAGGGAGTTTCCTACTGAGAAAGCCATGCTACTAGATTTCCTACGTACTATGGATGACCACGACCCTGATGTTATAGCAGGTTGGTTCGTTGTTGGTGCTGACATAAAGCAAATCATAGAGCGTTGTAACCGCAACGGTCTAGACCCGAAGAGCCTATCCCCTATGCGAAGACTCAGATACGAATACAAAGATTGGTCGCAACCAATCGTAGGTAGGTTGTGTATTGATTTGATGGTGGCGGTATCTAAACTATGGGAGTTGAAGAACGGCAAACTTTCAGGCTATTCTCTAGACAATGTATCGCATGAATTGTTAGGGGAAAAGAAAGTTGAGTTGCCTGACGGACACGACACATTCCTTAGCGACTTGCCGTTGTATCTAGACTACTCTAGAAAAGACGTTGAGTTGCTACCTAAATTAGACGCAAAAGTAAATGCGATAAACTACTATCTCTCTTTACAACACATCGTACAATGTGACATCAGGACTACTCCTTTTATCACTAAGATGTTCAGTTGTCTTGCTTTGCAGGATAAAGAGTTTGGTAGACGAATACCTACTAATCCACAGTTTGCGAAGATAGATTATTCAGGAGCAGATGTCATGGATGTAGAACAAGGTGTTTATGACAACGTAGGTATTCTTGACATAAAAGCAATGTATCATAGCAACGCTTCTCTACACAATATCAGTTGGGAAACTCTAGATGAAAACGGAGATGATTGTGGTAACGGTACAAGATTCTCTAAGGATAACAAAGGGCTTCTAGTAAGGCTCATGGATAAGATGACTGACCTTCGTAACCACTACAAGGGTGAGATGAAATCTGCTACAACCGAAGATGACAAGCAGGTGTTCGATACCATGCAGTTTGCTTGCAAATCCCTAGTCGCTTCTATGTATGGTGTGTGTGGTGATGCTAAGTATGGTATGTATCATCCTGAATTAGCGGCCGCAATCACATTCACTTCTCGACAGACTCTTGATAGACTCAAGCAGATGTCTGAAAGTGTGGGGCTAAAAGTATTATACGGACATACTGATAGCGTATTTGTAAGTTGTGGTAATCGTTCATTCTTGGAAGGTATGATAGATATTATTAACAAAAAACTAAGTCCGATAGAAGTACAGTTTGAGAAGTGGTGCGATAGCATGATACTGATTGCTAAAAACAGATACGCAGGTCTAGTCACATGGACTGACGGGCAAGAGCATTCTGAGAAACTATACATCAAAGGAATAGAAATGAAGCAATCCCGTATGCCACAGGTGATGAAGGATGCGATGCAGGATATTATCTACGGTCTACTCACCAAGCAGACGGAGAATGATGTTACCAATCACCTAAAAGTAACTATTGATAGTATTGTGAGCGGTGAAGCAGACCCACTTTCTCTTTGTATGAAAGGTAAATTAGACAGAAATCTACATGAGTACAAAGTCCTATCAGGCACTAGTGCGGGTGCGGCATGGGCTAACGAGTATCTAGGTAAGAATTACAAGCGTGGGTCTTTCTTCAAGGTCACACTAAATGATAAGGGTAAGTATATTGCATTCGATGACCCAAAAGACATTGAGGGTAGATATAACATCGGCTACAAATACATAGCAGACAAGTTTTTGATTAAGAAAGTAACTCCCTACTACGAGATTATGGGTTGGAATACTCAGCCTCTACACAACAGTTTGCAAGGGATAGGACATTTAGCGTGGTTGTAGGATTGTTTATAAGCATGATTAGGGTGGTATATGTATGAGTAGAAGCAGAAAAATGACAGGTAAGAGGACTGTAAAGCAGGTAGATGCACGTGTAAGCGAGTTATCCACTCAGCAAGACGCAGTAATCAACAAATTAGATGCACTAGGAATGGAGTTTGCGGGATTCGCTCAAGCGGCCGCTAACGATATACTCAAACTAAATCATTTAATCTACGCTATGCTAGACAAAGAAGGATTGATAACAAAGATAACTTGTGCTAATTGTAAAGAAGAAGTAATTAGACCTGAATTAGACGGTGTGGAGCAATCAGATTCTTGCCCCCATTGCGGTCAGAATCTACATAACTCTACACAAGTTAGTCTGAATGAGGTTGATTTAGTAGAAGAAGAAGAGTGATGATATGCCTCTCGCTACCGCAGAACAGAAAGAAGCCTCTTCTTACATTCCTGCGGATGCTGATAACCTAAGAATAAGTAAGTCATCCCTGATGACGTACATAATGTGTCCTAGACAATACTATTGGAAATACTGTGCAGGGCTACCTTCCGCACCCGCTAGTGAAGCGGCCATACGTGGTGGCAGGGTTCATCAGGTTATGGAAGATGGCCTTCTCAAAGGCTCACACACAATCAAAGAGTCTGCGATAGCCAACGAAGTAGAAGGCGACATGGGAGTTGAAACCTTAGAAATATTATTACATCAGATAGCACATGACTTGGGTTCTTTTGAGATAGTAGAAGCAGAAGTAAAACACGAAATATATGAAAACTATCGAGGTAAAAGTATTATTTGGGTAGGTATGATTGACGGGCTTATCCGAGTAGAAGGTCTAGGGCTAGTTATTGTTGAGTTAAAAACAGGTAAGATGAATACAGGCAAACTTGCAAGGACTAGAAAAGAATTAATCTACTATCGTAGAATGTTACAGTTACTTGAAAAGTATGAAGAGCCTACACATTTCCTATACATATCTCCTGACTACGAAATAGACATTAACGACAAGTTATTGTTGGAAGAAAACAAACGTGGTAAGAAACTATGGCTTGGGCCTGAGCAGGGAATTGCAATTTTAGAGCCAATAGGTAAACGTAGTATAAATGCTTTTGAGGAATCTTTAAGTGATACTGTGTCTGACTTAACACTCCAACAATGGCCTATGAAATGGAGTGAATACTTCTGCCCCCTATGGTGCGAGTTTTGCCTGAGTTGTGAAGAAGAATTAACAGGTGCGTAATTATGAATATAGATAGGTCAAAAGTATTAGTTTGTGCCGCTTGCGGTAGTGATGATAAGTGGGAAGGTTTTGAGGATGTTGTACGTGTCATAGGGCAAGAAGGACACAAGCCTGAAATAGTCACTATCGCCGCCTGTGAGTGCGGCAACCAACAAGAGGTATAGTTATGTTAGATTTTCCACGTGAGATAGGGCTACGCCGTCAGGTATGTGAGTCCGTAGATGACTTCAATAATTATATCCTAAAACTAAATGGCAAATCATCCTGCTACACTAGTCTATATGCGTATGGTTCTAGACACCCTGTTAGGCGTTGGAAAATAGATGCTGATTCTGTGGTCATAGACCGAGCGTGGTGGGATTTTGATATGCTAGAGGGGGGTAGCCTATCTGACGTAAAAGATGACGTTAGAACGCTTCTAAATAGGCTTAACGGCGATGTTCGTTTAGTCTTTACAGGCAGGGGTTTTCACATTCATCAATTCTTTGCTTCACCTGTTATGGGTCAGGCAATTTCTAAACACATTCACCGCTATCAGACTAAGATGGCAGAAGGTCTAAAGACACTAGATGGTGTAGGCAACCCACTAAAACTTACAAGAGTACCCGATACATTCAATCCTAAGAGAAACAAATGGTGCGTAAACATTTGTGCTAAAAGTTTTATGACCAATTTAGATTTCAAAATACCTACTAGCCCTAGTGCCGAGTTTAGACATCTAGACCCATATAGAGGCAACCTACCTAATTCTACATTCGATATAGTGACATGGATTGCTAAGAATCCTATGAAGGAAATAGATGTAATCAAGAGGGAGTTTACGGGCGATATATCTAGTGTTGGTCAGATACCAATACCACCTTGCTTAGACTCAGCGATAAAGCATGAGAACCCTAAGCATCACATCAGGGTTGCTCTAGCACAATACATGGCCGAAGAATTAAGGATGTTTGCTGACCCTTCTAGCCTCACTCTACAACAGAAGCGTGAGATGGCAGACAAGATGGTTGAGTTTATGCGTAGTCTAGGATGGCGTGACTTCAATGAAGTAATCACAAGACACCATGTAGAAAGCATCATGGAATACAAAAGGTCGCCTTCTGCATCTTGGTATAGGAATCACGGTATCTGCGATGGTACTAACTGTTGGGCACATGGGGGAATGCACTAATGCAAAAACAAATCTGCCCTATGTGCCGTAGTGACAAAGGCTTCATGGATTTGCATGGCTCTATGACTTGTCTTAACTGTAAAAATAAAATATCATCTTGTTGTGGTGATGGAGCGTGTATAATATGATTCAAGTAGATGAAAGAATAATTAACTCAATAGTAAGTGAACACCTTGCGATAGATTGGTCTGAATTAACAGGCTTAGGTATTGTGATAGGTCTTGTTGGTTTGCTAACTTTTTTTGTACTCAAACTACAATATAAGTAACGTTACAAAATAGTAACTTCTTTTATACTAACAATAACTCCGTAGGTTTGTGCTTCTTGTTGATGATAGAGAGAACCCAAAACTAATTGCTAAATTACTTATGCGTATGGGAGATGCTAAACTCTCAGATACAGGAGAGGCAAAAGTAATGCGAATGGCTACCGCAGATTACATGATGGGTACTTGGGGGATAGAAGCAAAAGAGATAAATGACTTGTACCGCTCGATACTAGGTATAGGGAGAAGCCGTACAATCATAGGCCAACTAAGAGATTTGGAGAGAGCAGTAGAAACTCCTATGCTAGTAGTATATGGTACACAATTAAAACCGTATGTTCGTGGTCAAAAGGGTAGTAGACGTACTGCCGCAATAGAGATAGCCCGAATGAAACAAATCATTAGACAATTCAAGATGACATTCTATCAGCGATTCCCAAAGTTTCGCTACATGGAGTTTCCTACTATGGATGATTTTGTAGAGTGGCTAATCTTAAACCACACACAAATTAATGTTAGTGCAAAACTAACTGACGAAATGAAAGGAGCAATAGCCAAGCCTATACACGACCAAAGAGTAGAAGTGCTTGCTACCGTAAACGGAGTATCGCAACAGGATGCTCAGAAGTTGCTGAAAAGATTTGGCAGTCTACCTAAAATCCTACACTCACGCATGACTCAGAAATCTCTAATGGAAGTAGAGGGGATAGGGAGAGTCAAAGCCAAAAATATATTAGACCTAAGAGAAAAACTCATTGATACGGCCTAAATGTACCACTAGCAGATTTACCTTGCATACCTGCTCTTCTAAATTGCACATCTAGATTGTGAATAATAACAGAATCATCAGAAGTATCTTCTGTTGCATCTCTTCTAGTAATAGTTACTTTTATTCTATTACTAGTTTTAGATGCCCCATCTAGATTTGTGTTAGACATAAAAGATATATTTTTTCTAACAGTAGACGCAGGTATAGTTACGTTTCTTGTATGTTTAGCACCGGTATCTAAACACTCAAGTCTTACATTTAGTTTAGCAACACCACTTGAAGGTGTTCTATCTCCTAAAGTTATTAGTGCAGTTACGGCTACTTCTTCTGTCGTTACATCCGAAGGCACACTTACTGTTCGGCTAACTTTAGCCCTGTGAAATACTTGCCCTTCATCACTAGGAGAGTTGCCTGTCGGTGGTAATGACCAACCTTCTAATGACCTTATTGCAGAACCGCCATCTATTATCATGTCGCTAAACTCGTTAGCCCCTTTCATTACAGATGGAGAAAGACCAACCTTTTTTTGTCCTAGTAAAGCAAACTCTCCTTGTGCAGTAAATTGGTCAGCACTAAGACCCATACGGCCTGTTAGATTATCATAAGCACTTACACTAATTGTATTTATTGAATTAGTATTCATGCCGCTACCTGCTTGGTTAACTACAACTGATGGGTCTGCCGTTACAAAACCTTGACTACCATCTCCGGCGGGCATATTATCTAACGCATTAGGGTCTGTTCCGCCTGTGATTGGGCCGGGTGGCCCTAGCATATGTTGTACTTGCATTGGTACAATAGGTGGTGGTGGTGGCGGAGTAGGAAATAAATAAGATATAATAGATTCTGACTTTTTAGATTCATCTTTTTCTAATGATAGTTTTACGTCTATTTTACCTATTTGTATTGAATAATTACAATCTGTAATAACAAGTGATTCGTTATTTAGATTTAACCCTGCATCTGTCAATGTTACAAAAGTAGAAGGGATGTAAGTAAAATCAGGAATAATTTGTAATCTAGGGGCGTAGTAACCTACTCTTGTGCCTGAGAATCCCGCAGAATGTATGTCTTGATTACGCAGACCTAGCGGAAATATACTGTCAGTATTTGTTCCGGTAAAACTAATTCCTTCTATATTGTGTGCATTTTTTAATATGTCTGACCCATTAGGATTGCCGCATCTGTGTTGCAGGAGAGAGCGACAGTAATCTGCGTTAAACGAAAACACAAACTTTGCTCCTGCGTCATGGAGAGATGATGAATACGAATTAGGAATAGTAATTTCGTAAAAACCATTTTCTTTTACGTCAAGAGTAGTATATTTTGTACCTGAGCCTGACGCAACAGTATGTGCAAGTGTAGGGCCGCCCGGCCCTGTACCTGCACTACCACTAAATTGATAATCTATAATACCAATTGTAAACTCAGCATTGTCTATATCTGTACCTGATTGTCCTGATTTAAGAGCAACAAACAAACGCAACTCATTACTTGTAGTATCGCTAACGTAAGGGCAACGCTTAGGCACGTGTACGCAGGAGAGAGCGTTGGAGAGAGAGTTTGCCCCATACCAATAAAAATTGTCGTTATATGCCGTGTCTGCGGTAGTAGTTTCTTGCTCGCTAACACCATACCTAGCGTATATATCCGTAGTAGTTTTTTGATTGCCGTCTAGGGCGTTTACCATGCCCGGATAAGGTACACCACCTGTACCCAAGAAAGTCCATGCGTGATGCCTGTTTGCAGGTTGTTGACTACTATCATCATCTATGTCTTGTCTACCTTGCAATGCTACCTGTGGGTCTGACACATATCCGTATCTACCACCGGTAAGCATAGGCTCTTCATCTAATCTATCTAAAGTAGGAGTTAATGATAATCTTAATTTAGGGCTTTTTAGTGTGTTATATTCTGCTTCTGCTAATGCTAGTGCTTCGTGATGTTGTTTTATTTGCGGCTCTTCTATAACTTCCCATTTTGCGGTACTTACATATGGTGATGCGTCTTTAGGATAATCCACAAATGACGCTCCATCTGCATAATATATTCTAACTCTATCTATTGTTTTTGTCATATCCATACTCATATTACTGAGTATAACATTATCTCTATTAAAAGCAATACCTGAGTTATACTTAGGTCTAAACTCAAACTTACCATCTCTACCCTGCAAATGCGAAAACTTAGTAACATTACCTTCTTTACCTATACCTGAGTTATCAGTTATTCCTTTTAGTATTTGCATAAAACTACTATTTCTAGCATCAAGTGTAGAACCATACTCATCTGTATTACTTAAAGTACCATCATAGGTCATTTTTGTAGTTTGAGGAACATTATTAAAACTGTATGTAAATGGCAACGCAGTTGGTGGCATCCAATTATCTACTAATGCACTATTCCATAACATTCTAAACTTATCACTTTCGTAGTATGTTCCAATGTTAGGTGATTTAGTTTGGCCTTCTAATTTCATCATTAACCTTAACATATATTGACTACTTACACTTGAAGTAATTGTAATTTCATCAAATTGTGGTGTTTCTCCTTCTATTGCCATACCCATATCTATACGTCTTGCTTGAACAGGTAAATTAGATAACAAACTACCTAACTCATTTTCTACTGCAAATGGGCTATCTAATACTGATGCGCTTAGGTTATTTATAGATGTAGTCCACACGTAGTTTAATTGTGGTAAAATTGTAAAAGTTGTTGAGTTAAAAGTAACTCCTGATATATCGTGAAATCCTTCCCATATATTTAGAAAATTACTATTACCTATTGCCATAGGCCAACCGTAAGTAGAGTTTCCTGCCTCTATCCATAATATATTTGCAAACTCATCGTTAACTTCTGTTTGTAACTCTTGATTAGTCATAATTCTATTAATAATTAATGAATCATTTGTGCTAACAGTAGTTACTATTGCACTAATTGTATATTTTATACTATTGTGTATTAAAAGACTTCCTACTTCTACACCTAATGCTTCCATATCTTTACCGATTATTATTTTTTTACCTACAATATTTCCTGTACCATAATTTTTATCACCATAGTAAGTAGAATCAGCACTAGTAACAATTGTTTCTGATATTGTAGTTGATGTTTTTGCTGACCAAGTAAAAAATCGTTCTGCAATTTGTTGGTTTGAACCCTCTCCTTTTCTACCTGTAAGTCTACCAAAACCACTACTAGGGAAATCAGTAAAATCTTCACCAATAATGTAATTTTCATTTTCTAGTATATCTTTAGTTAGTAATGTCGCTTCTACGTTTAGCCTTCTATCGTTAGGGTGATTTTCAAAAGGAGCATTGGTTGTCTTATAACTTGACATAGCCTCTAGATAGTAATTATCTATCAACATAGGAAAGCCACTAACAGTAGCAACATAATCTCCTAAGCCTGTTTTTAATCCT